AGGAGCTATTGCCATATTTTAACATACCAATAAGTCTTTGCTCTTTATCTAGCGTTAGATCTTGATTATCTTTTATAGGTTTAATAAAACACCTATCACCAAACGAGTGATATCCATATTTATTTTTATATAGATAAATTTGATCTATAGCGCAAAAATGTAGATCATCTTTAAAATAAGATCTACTTTTCTTTTTTACACCTTTCATATCATAAAAAGTTCTAAATACGTTTTGATGCAATATAATTATATCACCCTTTTTTATAGGCGTTTTAAATGCCCTTGGCGTTTCAATAACCTTAGCTAATCTATTTACAAATTTCCAGTTTTCAATTTTAGTATTAACAACTAAATCTACATCACCAACTTTTACTGTATTACTGTATTTATCCCCTAAGGGTTCTACAATAAAATCAAATAAACTACGCATTAATATTCTAAATCGTACTCAACAGATATAGCCATGTTAGAGTTAAATTTCTTCCATGGCAATACCTCGTTGTTTTTTTTGATATGTATATTATAAGATCCATCAGATTCACTTAATAAAATATGTGATATTTCATGTCCTCCGTATACTTGTTGTCCTACAGAGTAATGCATCGCATCATTTTTATAGTCAGAACCTATGCTGATTTTTCTAATATTATTTTGCATCCTCTTTTTCTATTTCAGAATAAGTTCCATCAGTAAGATTGATATTAACTTGACCGTATTCTTCTTCAAGTTCTTTTTTAGTAACCTCAATCTCTTCACTTAATGTTTTAACATTAGAATGCAAATTCATTCTTTGGACATCTAAGACACCTATAGATCTTAATAGTTCGCTAAGTTTAGCTTGTTGATCTTGCACAGTTTTTAACTGCTCTTCAGTAATCATTGCTTTTACCATTTCTTTTACTTTACTCATAATTTGATTTTATTTAATTGTTTATATTAATATAGTCACACGTTTGTTTGCTGTTTACCAAGCAGTAGCATCTTTAGCAATTCTTTGCCACACTTGAGTTCCTGGAGCTACAAAATCTGATACACAGTAATAAAGAAAAGCAGCTGTAAAAGCAATACTTCCAGCTTTATCCCCTGCCGAACCTGAAGACGACGCCGGAGGTGTTGTTACAAGGTTTGGAAATATACCTAATCCTAAATTTGCAAGTGTAATTTGATATGTTGTATTAGAAGTAACAATAGGCAGCACCGCTGAAGCTACTGTTGTGGCTAGTACTGGTAATTCTGATATTTTTGTGTTTGCCATAGTTTTTTTTATTTAATCTATTATGTTACAATATGATCTCCACTTTCTGTCATTAGGGAATCCTCATTTTCTGTTATTATATGATTAGTAGTTGGATTTGCAGCTGCGTTAGAGTTTAAAACACCGCTCGGTATACCAATACCGATACCTAGACCCATAGCCATATTATCTTGCTGCTATAAGTTTCCCAACTGTAGTTCCAGTTGCTAATACGTAATCTACAGTTACTGGTAAAAATCCTCCAGTGCCTAAACCATCGAATATTACAGCTTGAGTTACTGTTGGTAATCCAGCTGATGCTACTATTCTAAATACAGCATTACCATCACCACCTGTTATAGTAACTAAATCTCCATTTAAATAGCCTTGAGCAGCGCCGGTATTTAATGTTAACCCACTCGTATAGTCTATAGAGCCAGTTGCAACGTCTGTCCGTGTAATATCGACGGTTAAGCCTGTTCCAGAACCTGATGTTGTTGTTGCGACCGCAGCAGCGTTTCCGTATCCAGTTCCGTTTGACCCAGTATATCCAGGTGAAGAAAAACCACTTATAACGCTTGGCCCTACAGTTCCAGCTGGTATAACCTTCAACTCATTTCCAATAGTTGTGTTATCTCCAATGTATATAACAGAAGCGTTTAAAAAACTAGCTGAACTAGGCGTGTCACTTATAAAGCCGTTAAGTATAGTGATTGGTTTTATGTCGTTAGTTGCAAAATCAGGTTGATTACCGAATTGTCCCATATCTTTTTATTTATTTATTACTTATTGATTTATATTTCTCAAAACCGCGTGAGCCAAAATATGCTACGTATACGGTTGTTAATAGTTGTTTTAATAATTCTATCCACTCCTGTTCTACAGTAAAAGATATTTCGTGATGACTATCAACCCATATAAAGGCTACGGCCATAAACGATAAGAATATAAGCGCCATAGGGCGCGTGTTTTTACTAAGCCACGAATCAGACGTCATATCTGATTCCCAGCGTTTTGTTATTTGATCTTCAGCTGTAGCAGCTGCTTTTTCAACTATAACTTGTATGTCTTTTTTGATTTGAAGTTTTTCCTCTTCAGTGGTTGTTAGTTTGTCGATAATATCTCCAACATCTTTGATGACGTTACCGCTTAACCATTGCCAAATTTTTTTCACTATCTTGGATTTTTGAAAGTTTTACCAGCAAAAGGTCTCAACGTATCTCTTACAGCACCCTCACCTTGATCGTAGTTTGTAACAGTACGACTTGTAGGTCTTTTACCGCCATAAGTTTCGTTTTCGTCCAAAGTTGTCATAAATTGACCTTTTTCATCGGCTTGTATTTCACTAAGGTTTTCAACGTTATACTTCATTCCTGATATTTGACTTTTCAAGTCATTAGACTTGTAGGTAGCATCTTCATGCGTGCTTTCGTCTATAAGATCTCCAGGTTTTGTATTTTTAAATCTTTGTTTTAAAGCACTTGATCTTCTTTCACCTGCATCGGAAGCATCAGTAGTATCATAATCAACATCACTTCCTAAGCTATTAGCTTTTTTTACTCTATCTTTTAATACTCTTAATTTTCTATCAAAAGCTTCGTCTACGTTCTTAGTGCCAAAAGTTGCTCTTGAAGCATCTACGTCAGCTTGGGATTCTTTAACTAAAGCGTTAGCTCTTTCTAATTGTGATTTTTTAGCTTGGAGCAAAGGTGACTTTGCTGAAAATTGCTGGTGAAATGGTGAACTCATAGTTTTTTATTTTTTAATTGGTGTTTCTATTACGTATTTTGCTCCTGGAAAAGTATAATCATATCCCGGATACATTATTTTAGTATATCCCCTATCGTCTGTTCCTAAAACTTTAAATTCAACACCTTTCATTGTTATTTTATTTCCTTGTATTATATTTTGATGTTTATCTACATCAGGACTATCACTTAGATAACCTTTTTCTGAAAAACCTTTCATGATCTTTTATAAGCTTCAGCTTCCCAAGGCAAATTTTGCGCCCCTTCTTCCATATCAGCTCTTGAATATTTTTTACCTTTCCAGTAAACATTTTCATTGTCATAATCTAAATCACCTCGTTTCATTTGCTCTATATGAATTTCTTCATGCGCAATAACACCAGGTACTTCTTCAGGATCAATGTCTTTGTTTATAATTATTGTTCCATTATTATTAGCTTTACCCATCACACCTTCTTCCATATCTACATGGTAAATTGGAGTTTGATTTGTTTGGTAAGGTGGGTTAGTTAATTTAAAAGCCATTTATTGTTTTCTATTTGGAAAATACTTGTTTAAAGTATCCCTGCGACTTGCACAGCCGCAAGGGATATTTAAACCTTTTGATACGTTATCAACTAACTTCTTAATACCTGAAGCTTTAGTAAACTTCTCTATGTCGTCTCCTAAGCCTCTAGATTTCATAGTTATGAGATAGCGAAGTCCTTAAAGTATACAGTATTTGCAAAGTTATACTGAGCATTGCTAGCTTGAGCTAATGGTAACACTATAGTAGAAATAACTCCACCTGGATTTGCTCCAATAGCTTTAATTATAGCAGCTTTAAGTATAACATTGTAAGCAGCAGAACCTGCAGCGTCTTGAGTCGCTATAAAAGGTGCTGTACCTGCTGGGTCAGTTCCAGCTGCAGTAGAACCTACTGTTACTACAACAGTATCTGATCCCGCAGATGTACCGGAAAGGTTAAAAGTAATTTGAGTTAATGAAGTAGCTGCGTTTGCAGGATTAGCCGTAGCTATGCTGAAACTTGCAACTGAACCAACTAGTATTAAGTTGTCTCCATCTAATCCTGGGTCAGCAGCAGCGCCTACAACAGAATACCCGCCAGTAACGGGGAAATTTAAATAATTTGCCATTTTGTTTTGTTTTTTTTGTTTTGTTAAGTTTAGTTATGAGTTTTGTACAGTTCCCTACTGTTATTTTTTACCAATCATTTCCATTCCAGCTTTAGCACCTGCTTTACCAGCTTCTTTAGCAGCTTTTTTCATGGTTTCTTCTTTATCGCCATCTTTATCTAAATCAGCAAAATCTGGTTTAGCAGCCATTAAAGGTGATCCACCACCCATTTTTGATTGTGAGTGCTTAGACATCCATGATCCACCTCTTCCGCCACTTGCGTCTTTGGCTATTGGGTTGTCTTTCATTAAATCTTTTACTTCTTGTCCAGCGTAACCTTTGTTTTGGTTCATTATTGGATTTTTTTCGTATGCCATTTTTTTATTTTTAGTTAGTTATTTTAAATTATTTCATCTACTCCTTTGGCGCCTCCTTTTTTAGCAGCAACTTTAGCCGCAAGTTTAGCAATTTGTTTAGCGCCACTTAAAACTTTTCCGCCGCCTATCCATCCTCCGCCTACAGCACCACCTTTTCTTGTTGACTCCTGGGAGACATTTAAAGTCTTAGCAAAGTTACGTATTTCATTTTCATGAGCTTTTTCATCATCTTCTTTAGTGTAAGCACTACCGTCAGATTTAACCATTACGCTTTGATGAAGAGCGGATCTTTGAGGTTTTGAAGGTTCTACCGTGCTCATTCCACCCTCATAAACAGTAGGTTCTTTAGGTTTTTTTTTGCGTATAATTTTCTTATAATCAACAGGAGAACCGTGTTTTTTTTCGTCGTATTTTAAATCACCAGCTAATTTTGAAATATGTTTTTCATCAGATGTCATAGATGAATCACTATGACCGTGCTTGTCATCATAATCAATATCTTCTTTAAGATATTTCATATGAGCTTCATCATCTCTTTTTGTAGCTCCCATATTACTGCTTGTAACTTTTGACCACTTTGCGTTTCCGCTGTATTCTCCGTAATGTCCTTTATGTCCCATGATTAGTCCTCTTCTTGTATTTGATTTTTTTTATTTGGGTCTATAGCTTTATTAAAACCTTTAACCGCTTGTTGTTGTACATTTTGCGTAATACCTTGAACAGTGTTGAAAAGAGTAGTCCATGCGTTATTTGCAGCAGGTTGGTTTGTTACTGGTGGTGTTACTGGTGGTGTTACTGGTGGTGTTACTGGTGGTGTTGCCGGAGGCGTTGTGGTTTGTGTTGAATTTGTAGTATTAGCTGCGTTACTAGCTGCTACTGCAGCTCTCTGTTGTTTATTGTCAGCCAAGCCTCTAAAATCAGCGGCTCTTTCACTAACTTCATCAGTTTTTTCATTAAAGCTAGCTTGCCTTTTTTTACTCATTGAAGCGCCTTTT